AGTTTCTCTTCATTCTCCCCCCAACTTTCCGCAACAAACATTACTTTGCAGGGAGTGGGGCCACGGCTGAATTGGAGGGGGAAGGAGACGGAATAGGTCATTACTTACCACTTCTTTCCATTCGCAGCCAGTCTTGCCTCTTCCTTATGATCTTCACGTTGTGCATTATATTCCATCTTTTCTTTAAAAGCGCCGTCAAGATCATAGCCAAATCCGGCAGCGTAGTCAAAGACACGAATTAGAATATCTGCTAATTCTACCTCTGCCATTTTGCGATGGGTGAGATGGGTATCCATTAAGTCTTTTCTTTCTCCCTCCATACATTCTGCAACCTCGGAAACAATTAGCATAAGTAATTCGCCTTTATTACGGCAAAGTTTAACAGTTGGGTCAATTTTCTTTGTATGAGAGTTAATAGCGTGCCACCATTTTAGATTAGCTTTGTGGCATTTCTTTGCATATTGATTAAGTGTTGGCATTATATTGTCCTTCCATTTTCCTTGCAAGCAGATAGAAATTTATGTAAAGCCGATTCATAGTAATGACGCATTTCAGGATAATCATCATCAACTATAGGGGTCATTTGCAAAGCTTTCCATGCTTTTGTAAGTCTTTCTATTGCGTCAAATTCAGCAGATTGTGTATCAATTCTATCATCCATCTTCATCTACTTTTCCTTCCATTTTCTAAACTTACCATCCTTCCCTCTTCCCGGCCAGCGGATGCGATAGTAGTAGGTGGCGGCCGCGATACCAAGGAGGAAGAAGCCGAGGGAGAAGAGAATTATTTCAAACATTTACTATCCTCTTTCTCCTTATCCAATACCATCACCGCCGTCCGGCAATACCCGACGATATCTACTAATGAGTCTAAGTGATCCGGCGTCTGGACAAGCCTACTAAGCTTTACACAAATCATCATGAGGACGTGGCGCACGCCGGGGTGGCGGCAAAGTTCTACTTGGTTGATTAGGGCCTGGGCGCGCTCGAAGTCTTCCTTCGGATGTCCATACACCTTGCCGCGCTCGTCTGTAATAGTACGGATGGCCGCGTCGAATTCTTCGAGTAGGGTGGGGAGGGAGACTTTGGTTTCGATTTCCAAATCACTTAAGTTTCTTCCATGCATATCAACCGTGTGACATTCTAATAAATATCTATTTGCAAAATCATCAGTGCAAATTGGACAACGATATGTCATAATAATTTCCTCCAAAAAGGTGCCGGCTTCTCACCTACCGGCCGGCGCGGTACTGGAGCAGGGATGTCGAGGCCCTGTGGTGAAATCTTACTTCTTTGTGGTCAGGTGGAACTTACGGCCCGGAGTTCCACCAGCCCTCCCTCTACAAATCAACCGGGCGAAATTGGTAGAGGTGTTGGTTTCAGGAGCAGGGCTCGAACCTGCATTGACAGATTCAAAGTCTGCTGTCCTACCAGTTAGACGATCCTGAAATTATGCTACGCCCCGATTACCTTCTTCACATTATTATACGTATCTTTCCCGTTGTCGCTCGCGGTGCTGGTCAACACCACCAGCACATCCCTGCCGGGCAACTCATGGAGAAATTCATCGATGGGCTTTCCGGCCGTTTCAAAGCCAAGGCTTTCCAAAAAGTCATTGAAGATGTAGACTTTTTCAGGCGTCATTTGAAACTGCGTCATTGGGTCTTTGCCGTTGATCTTGAGCTTTGAAAGATCAAAGTCGCCGAGTTCTTCCGGCGGCACATCTTCAGTAGCGCCGGTAATGGCAAGTACGATGTCGATTGTATCGACATTCTTGTCGAAGCGGGACTTGCCATACGGGGCGCTTTTGATGACGCCGAAGTAAGTTCCGGCCGGAACGCCGTGCGGTCGCTCGAAAGAGTCCAGGGGCTTGCTGAGTAGGGATTTGAAATCAGGTCCAGTGTTTGCTTTAGCCATTTGTGTGTTTCCTATAGGTTGTGATGGTTATTTGGTTATATAACCGAAAGAATTACTTATAGCCAGCGCGACCTCATCGCCGGTCAGTTTTATCTCGACGCCGAGGCCGTATTCCGTCTTTCCGTTGCCATGTCTTACTTTCATCGGCGTTCCCCTTAGGTTACGTGTCACAGTCGCACTTGCCGGCAGGATTGGCTGGTTCATCTTTGTTCTCTTTCCTCAAGAAGCTCTAGAATGAGGCGTTTGGTTACCTCCTTACAGCCATTATTTTTTAATGTGGCTTTGCGATTTGCGATACGGCGGTAGTATTCAAGAAGAGTATTTTCAGGTGCGGTTTCAGGGCCGTAAGGCGTCATAACGTGTATAGTCATTTTGCACCTTGCACAGCTTTGAAATACTTAGCTAATCCATCTTCAATACTATAACTCTGTGCCACCCTCAACGGCGCCGTGTTCTTAGTACAGACTTCACCTGTCGTTTTAGTATAGATTTTAAGAGAGGGGCCTTGCGCCTTAGCGTGGAGCACAGTATTGAAGTACCGTGGGATATGCGGAGAAAGAGCGCGGCCGATTGCGGAGGGGAAACCCATACTACTTTCATTTTTCGCCTCTTCACTCTGCGGGCCGTAGCCGCTCTCGGATACTTCAGTGATGTGGGAAATAACGATGATATTGCACTTCATGCCTTCGTCTTTGAAGAGGTCAAGAAGGGAGCGGATGTAGTCTTGGGCCGCGCCTATGTCGCGCCGGGCCTCATTTTGGGTCCGTACTGACATGAGCGCGCCGTTCATTTGGAGATAATGATCTAAAGCTGCTTTACTGGCGGCGGTAAGGCTATCAAGGACGAGTACGGTATCTGACCCCCAAGAGCTAGGCTTACCAAGGTCTGTATCCCCGTCCTTCCAATGATCCAGTAGTGATACCATTTTCGGCCAAACTGTTGATTTAGCTGAAAGCACTCTGCCATTTACAGACTTCTTAGTTTCAGTTAAAGTTACATATTCTACATTTTCAGCGCATTTTGGGTTCTCTTTATAATATCTCGAATTAGGATCTGTAAGATATGATCTAAGAATATCTATACCATTATCTAAATCAAGTATTCTAAGTTTGAAACCAGCAGAGGCTAAAGAAGCTAATGCTCCAGTTTTTCCCGTACCGGAATGTCCAATTAGTAAAAGCTTAGTTGTATGACTTGATTGATGATTGGCAATATTTGGCATATATTTTACTCCACATGATCCCAAGTTTCTCTATTACAAATCCGCCGAATTGATTCCTCCTTCACTGGAAACCGCTCGGCGATCTCCTTACAAGTGAGGCCGGATTTTTTCAATTCCCGAATGCGGCGGACTTGGGTTGGGGTGAGTTTACCTAAGGAGAGGCGGCGGGCCATTATGGAGTAACTCCCCAAAGCCAAAGAATGGCGGAGAGAGGCCAGGCGATTAGCATGAGAAAGGCTAAAAGCGTCCAAAGCCATTCCGCCATTTTTGGCCCATTGGCATTTTTCTCAAGAAAGCCGTAAACAAATAAGACAAACATTACAATAAAAATGGTACAAAATATTTTCATATTCGTTTCTCCTAAGACACAATCTTACACTTAACCACACAGTCATAATCAAATCTATATATTGCACAAAGTCTATGATAGCCGTCGGCAATTATCACAGTATTCATTCTGCAATCTCTTACTAAGAGTAGCGGCGACAGCGGCTTGCCTTCTTCTATTTTCTTAATATCCTTCTGCACATGATCGTCGCTGATACCGAGAAGAGAGAGGCCGGAGGCGCGAAAGATGTCTTTTGCTTTGAATTCCCTAATAGTATCGATTTTGCGAAGATTATCTGAGAGGCGCTTCGCGTCGGTAGGGGTGCGGATTAGGCAGAGAAATTGATAGGCGGCTGGGTAGTTGTGGGGCTCGGGTTGGGGTAGCCAGAGGATTTGTGGCGGGTTTTTGGTCATAAATGTTACCTCGTATAAGTTTCTTTACTAATTGAAGGTTGTAAAACCCCATCACAATTCCCACTATCTGGTTCATATCTAAAGATAGAATATTGTGTAATTATATAAATAACACCACGGCATTCAACTGCGCCTAGAATTTTATCTCCTGGGTCCATCATAATTCTCACTGCACATTTGGCGACAGTGTTTGAAAGTTTTCTTTTTATCCAGTTTAGCATTATCAAATATCTCCTCTTACTTCTAGTGGATTCCAATTGAACTACGCTACTATTGGTGTTTGGTCCCAACACCCGGACTCGAACCGGGACGGAATAATCCAGAGCTTTTTAAGAACTCTGCGTCTACCATTTCGCCATGTTGGGTTTACAACTCACCTTTATGCTTTTCATCTTTTTCAATAGTTTTCTTGAAAAGAGTTTTCGAGGCGGTATGGTAAATAACAATTCCTTCTGGCTTCATAAAACCGGGTGCAGCAAGGCTACCATTTTTTTTTAAGAAGGCTAAAGCTTCTTTCATTCCTTTGAAAACGCCATATTCTTCAATTGCACCTTGGTAGAATATAGGTACAACTCTACAGCATTTCGGCCTAATAGTTTCATCATTCCACCTATGGGTGTTGAAAAGTGAAAAAACTTTCTCAATCATGGAGTAATTTCTCTGAATGCCTTGCCCCCACCACTCGCCAAAATGATGGCCGGGGCCAAGCAGAAGCAATTCTTCTTTATTCTTTTGTGCCCATTTGGCAAAACCAAAATTGTCATCTTCTGGAGTAATCCAGCGAGTACGGGAGCCGGTAAGAAATTTGCCATCTTCGCTAATATAGATACTAGCATTAGTACCATCGAGTTTTTCAGTGATGACACAATCACGGGAAAATCTAGAAATCTTTGGAAATTCAATAAAATCCATTAGATGTCTCCTCTTACTTCCAGCGGGTTCCAAGTACGGCGGGAATACCCCGCATTCAAAAACTGCTGCCGCAAACTTTCCGGCTTCATACAAACCTGGGCAAAAGAGCAGCCGTAGACCAGTTCCCCCGTCTTATCATCAATGCGAGGAATACTACACGCCTTTGTATTTTGCGGCCAATATTCCTTCTCCGCGTAACTTTCAGCAGCGGATAGATATATTCCAAGATCCTTATACCACTCATCAATAAGGCTTTTTGGCTTATAGATTTGTTGGCGTTGGAAGCGGGAGAAAGTAATTGCCACCTGGGCCGCGTCGATGATAATGCCGGAAAGTTTATGCGGCAGCACCACGTCGCCGGCGAAATTGTAAGTACTCATTTGGTTATCGAGCATGAAGCGTTCGAAATAGGCGGCATTGAGGGTATTTTTTGTCGTCTTGCGATCTACTATAAATACTTATCATCCATATCGGCGTATTTGTCGAAGTGGCCGCAGAGGAAGAAGTCTTCGTCGGTGGCGGTGGATTTGTAGCCGCAGGCAAAGCGGAAGGAAAGTTCTATTGCGGGTTTGCCATTGTCGAGTTTCACGGTCTTGAGGGTGTCGTCTTTGAATTGGTCGAGATACCAAATTACTGTGCGGAGTAGGCCGGATCGAGACTTGGTGTCGCTATCCATCTCAATTGCCCGGTTCAGCTTCGCGTCCCAAGTGTCGATAAGTACTTTGCGAACCGTGGCGATCAGGGCGGCGTCGTGATCGAGGCCGGAAAATTTCATGTGGTCGTAGTATTCTAAAGAAGAATGATAAAGTAATCCAAATGTTAAATGTACTGATTGATGATATGAAGTAAATCCTTGAATTATAGAGTAAAAATAATATCTCGGGCAAGTTTTTAATGCCCCTAAAGAAGTGCTATCCCAATATATTTGGAGATAGGGGAGAGTAGTGCTAAAGGAGTTGTTCGGGGCGGGATGGAATGAGGGGGCAACGTCCATTAATTATTGCTCACATTTGTAGTTAACCGTTCTATGATAATAGAAGCCTTTTCCTCGGGAAGGTCTTCTAAATCAACCGATTCCGATAGAGCTTCTAATTCCTCTTTTGATTTTCCTTCAAATATTGCGTGAATTTTGGCAAGAAGCGTTTCTGGATCTTCGCCATCTTCTTCGGCCATTTTTGCAATATCTTCTAAAGCGCGCGGGTCAAATATTACGTCCATCATTCATCTCCGTCAAAGATATCATAAGGATGATCGTCATATGGCATATCATCGTTAATAAAGAATAAGACGGTAATAATTGCGCCCCAAACTAATATGGCTGTAATTACAAGAATTATTAGAATGATATTATTTGCCAACATTTCAGAATTCCACATCTTTGGGCGGGGCGGGGCCGGTCGGCGCGGCTATTGCCTTTGGCGCGGCGGCCTTGGGAAGAGATTTCTTTCCGGCGAGTTCGGCAATACTCCATCTTGCGCGCATCTTGCGGAATTCTTCTACGATCCGGCGAATATCGTCCTCTGACATATCGAGGGGATTGCGGTTGAAGAGTTCGGAGAGGGAATCAGTAGTGGCTTCTGATAGGGCCTTTAGCCCTTCTACGGGGTTGATTTCAGACAATTTCTCTAATCCCTTTATTAATCTGGCCTAATTCAATATTATTCGTCTCCAGCCAAAGGCGGATGATCTTCCGTATCGCTGGGCTAATCCCGATGTTATCCCCGTAGATGCTTTCGAGGATTTCAAGGTCGGAGGAGAAGACTTGGATGTGGATGCGGGAGATGGCTTCTTCGGCGCGGCGGGGCATACTAGAAATCCCCGCTCGCAACTTGCAGACACGGAATACCGCGCCGCCTCCACATTTCAACTTTGGTTAGTAATGTCATTCTTCCCTTCTCCTCTTTACAATAAGTATTGCCTTCCCTGTCGGGGCGGCTCGGAATTCAAGAACATTCAATGAAATATCTTTACTAGCGACGCGGGCCGCGTAAAGTTTGGCGCGGACTTTGGTGATGTCAGAACAGGGGAGTTCGAGGCCGAGCGGCGTGCCGAGGGCGCGGTAGAGGATGGAGAGAAATTGATGGTGGTCATTTGGCATTATTTATTAAAATCCATCTCCGCTACTATCCGACCAGCCGCGCTTGATTTTTACCTTCATCTCATCGGCTCCTTTACTGCCGTGCCGGTGGTCGAATCGAATACGACGCACTCAGCAAGAATTTTTCATGGGTCGCAGGTTCAATAGGCGCCCGCAGTTCAATGCCGTCGACGGACACCCGAGGTTCCGAATGGTGATTGCCAGCGGGCAGCCCAACGAAGCGAAACGATACCCCACAATCAACGCACTTCACCTTGATATCGGCAGTGTAGCCGGTCACTGCGCCGCCATCTTTGTGCAACAAGCGTCCGATCTGACAATCGCATTGGAAGTTCTCATGCTGGCAGGCCATTGGGACTCCCTTTAAGCTTCATAAATAATAAAACTAATTATTTTCTTTGAAAACATCTGACACAATCTTGGTATATAATTCTATCTTTTCTTTATTAATAACGAGTTGTGAGAGAGGCGGAAGGGTTATGTTATAGAGTGTAGCAGGGTCGGGCCGGTGGTTCAAGCCCATTGATGGGCCGCATGTGTTGTATTTTTATCACATGCTGCATTGCAGCAAAGTACTCCAAAATAATCTATTACTTTTCTTCCCTCCGTCGTGCTCCCCATGCTCCTTTGCTGCCGGCCCTCCTGGAAGATTGCAGCTACGGTTCTAACCTTCGCCAATGTTCGCGGGCCAACAGGCCCGCTCACAAGGCTCCGGTAGACGAACCGCTTAACGCTGCAACTTCCGAAGCGGGCCTTGACAAACCTCCGTGCGCTCCGCGACAACCGTCGCTGCGGGAGGGCGTCCTACGGCCGCCCTCCCTGGCTAGGTAGTCTGCTGCGCACTCCGGGTTTGTCATCAGCAAAGTCCGCGTGGGTCCGCCGACTGCGGAATATTTTAAATTTATCAATTAAATATCCCCCTTACTCCCCGCCCCAACCTCCGGGTTCTTTGCAAATTCTTCCCAAATCTGCTTTGGTAGATCAAATTCGCCGACGGCGCAAAGATGGTCAAAGAGGATGACATGGGCGGTTTTCTTATGCTCAGGTTCATTACTATTGTAGACTTGGGCGGCGTTGGAAGGGATAGGGGCGCGGAATACTTCGGAAAGATAGTGCCGGAAGCGGAGGAATTCATGGCCTTCGAGAGGCGAGATGGTGTCGAAAGTATTGCCGGTAGTGACACGCATCATTCGCATCGCGTCGGAAGGGGAAATGCATTCGTGGGCCGTGGAGGATAGTAGAGGAAATATTGAGGAGATGATGAGTAGGGTTTTCATGGGGAGGGTTCCTTTATTGTAAATTGCGGTGAGGGCAATCTTGGCGATAATGTAATAGTCGATTGGCTTACTGAAATCCGCACGGAAAAGTTCGGCTCCGGGGTGCGGCGCAAGGCGAAGGAAAGGCGCCGGGCGTCGCAATTATTATCGCAT